GGACAATTACGGAGAGTCGAGCAACCTCTCGGCAAGGGGCGGCTCCCGCTACACACGTAGGTGCAACGTTCTATTTCGGGGCGAGCGGCCAAGACCCGAACGCACGATTGGTGCGTGGCTTGCAGTGCAGCGGCGTACCCACACGCTCTCGGTATGAAGAGTTGCAACTTCTTCTCTCGGCATGGTGCGGGAGTCTAGTCGGATTAAGTATTCGCTTTCTGCACTTTCTTGGAGCGGTTACGATCATTCTTGCGGACAATTTGCTTGCTAACACTCATACCCTTGGTGGTATCAATGACTTTGTTAATAGTGTTGTCAGCAATGCTTGCAAGTTTGCCAACACCCTGACCGATATACTGAGCTCCAGGGAGGACCGGATTGAGAGCCATTCCAATGGCCGGGGCCGCATTCTTGATGATGGACACAACTGCCCTCCACCAATCACCTGCCGAGTTCTCGTTAACCTTGACACCCGGAGGTAGCTGGTTGGCAGCCATAGCATATAGCTCCAGTGCCTTAACATCATATCCTGCAGATGGTGACGCCAAAACTGACAGAGCGGAGTCATACCACGTGGGGGCGCGCTCCACGTATATCTTGAGCTTAATAGTTAAAGTGGACTCCTTGCTCAAACCAGTCAGGAACACACCTGTGACGTCGAAGGGAATGCTCTGATTGGGCTCAAACGTAATGACTGATGCGTTCGGTGCCACAGCATCAGCTCCCAGTGTGTCGTACGCAGACGCCGTAACAACGGTTGAATTCGCGTCTGGAGCGCTCTTGGAAATGTAGAGATATTGCTGTGATTCAAGCTGCTTGAGCGGGTTGTGCACACTGTTCTGGAGGCATGTGCAGTATGCGCCTTCGGCCGCCGACCAGGTGCGTGTGCCCTTAAGCATGTTTGCTTGGGCCACAGTTCCTGGGGGTTGCCTGCGCATCTCACCGACAACGGAACCAACCATGGTCTGAGTGTGGTTGCCGGTCCTCATCTGGTACTGACTGCCCATCTGGGGCATGCGGTAGCAGGTCGCGGTTCCTTGTTTGTAAATGTCTGCTGTCGTGTTATGGATTTCGAACCCCATTCCTATCACTCTGGTGATGCCCGATGTGACATCCGTGTTGTCAATGGGAGGCAGAGTGTAAACGGTCGGGTTTGTTGTGGCTGGGTCAGCAGGTGAAAAGGGTGCGCCCGGAATTGGCTGCACCTGTATGACGAGAGGTGCATGCTTCCAAGTCGCGGGTTGGGCCGGGTCAGCGTCGATCATGTATGCCCAATTGGCATCAAGAGTCTGCACCGTGAGTGAGTCGGCCTTGCCAACACAACCATTGTAAATGTGAGCGTCCCAGTTAACAGTTTGTCCTGCCGGGGCCGACAGGTCATACTGGTACTGGTAACACGACACGACTGTTTGAGAGCAGTCCGCATCAGGATAACCGGCAACCTGATGATTGTAGTCGTGGAACGGATCCAAGGCTAATGTAAGCCAGTCACGACCATCAGCGGTAAGCTGCTTCTTCTCAACGAGTGAATCTAAGTATTGCTTTTTCTGCATAGCGAGGCTATTGGTCCAGAAGTAAGGGATACGCATTCTGGAAGCGGACTGTTCATCACCGTCGTTTGTGACTCCGTGCAGTCTCTCGGCGTTCTGTTTAGCACGTAAGTATTTACCGGAACAAAGTTCCGAACGTTTTGGGTCCAGCATAGCTGTGACGGTGACCCCTTGCCATACACTGGCCGTGTAGTTTAACGCCTTCGGGCCGAGTACCTCAGTACTCTGTTGTGCTCTTGCAATAGCGCTGATAATAGTCGGCGGAGGTGTGGTGCGTGCCCGCCATCATGACCGAGACCCAAGGTCCAGCCAACTCACCCCCTTGCCAAGCTTCAATCTCCGATTCAACACCCCGTTGAACTTCAATGCTCACGCCAAACATTTCGGCGAAGTCCTCCCTTGCGATATGACTAGGGCCCCTAATTAAATCGCGGGTCACAGACTCGACTGAATTGTTTATTTCATCAATGAGCCTACTATTCCAGTAGTTAGGTTCAAATCGGGGTAGCACACCTGCCGTAAAAGTGAGGCACCTCTTCGCCAATGCAAAGATGATGGGGCAACGTGGAGCCTCATAAGCCAACGACATCGCTTTGGCTCGCAACAAGCCCAATAATGTCGTGGAACGCCCTCGGATCAGCCGACTGTGCGACCAGCCAAATCCTATTAGCTTCTTAAATGGATCCAACAGTGTAATTCCATCACGGGACTGCAATATTCCGCAAAACGAGGCTTTCTCAATTGAGTCAACCTCAGCGTACTTTATGACAAACCCAAGTTCCTCAATGTATCGCGTAGTCACAGGCCCAGAGTACTTCAAGAGTGCGTCGTCTCCTTCGACTACACCCTTTAATGTACATCCGCACTTGTGGGCTGTGAATCGTGCTAACATCAAATTGGTCCAGCCATTTCCCAATGAAGTGCACATTTCACCGCTCATACGACGACCCATGACCCTGATAACAAAGTCACGGTAGCTGATTCGGTTCTCTCCCAGCATAACGCGCCTTAACTCGCCGACGTCAAATGGGAAACTCTGTAGCATGTGTTCGTAGAGCTGGAATTCACACGCGTCCATAAACTCCACAGAAAACCACCGCTCGAAAGAAGTGTAGTCGGACACAACAAAAGGGCCCACCTCGCCCTCAAACAAGTCACGTATAAACGCTGGCCGTGAGGACACAGCAACGTGCTTTATAAAACTGGGGTCCTTATACACCTCTTTTTCGATGGCATGGAACAGAGGTCCCGCATAAAGTTTGAACATATCCTCCCGAGAATTGATACCGCGAGCCGGTTTATAGTCATCACCGGCAGCGGAAGGCGTAATGTACGCCTCGCACTTAGGAAAACCCGTCAGCCAACAGTCACTGGGTCGTACAACACCATTGTTGACGTCGAACAGTACCAAAAGTTCTTGCTTGCGGGCTTGGGGGTAAGTCGTGTTCTCTGAGAGCCACGTCCTCTGGCTTAGGTCGGTGTCGGGGCGCAGCGGGGAAAACATCCTCTCTGCCTCACGGCGGCAGAATCTCTTGAACTCACCTAGCAACTCATGGTTGCACGGTCGCAAGTCACCAGCATAACGGCATATACACCCGTGAAGTGTTGTAGGGCCATGAGATAAATCTGGCATTGGTGGGGCCCAGCCTTTAAGGACTGGACCAATGGCCCGCTGCTGGTAACTGCGTCTCCGTTCAGAATAATAGGAGCTCTTTAGAGAAATTCTCGCGCTGCAATCAGGCATAGCCCGCACAGGAATAGGATCAAGCACACGGTACCCGAACCCATACTGCAGCTGTCCTGGCGAGCTTGTGCATTTAAACCCAGTGAGGCCAGTACCCCCACTCGGTCCATGTCATTATTGTTGGCCTGAATGTGTGCGGCCAAAGCGGTGGACTCAATGACTTCGTCAGCGAGTGCAGCGTCTATGGCAAGTTGAGCGATGCCTGCTCGTGCCCTAGTGCTGGCAAGGCTCATTCGTTCATCTGCTCTAATGTTTGACAACTGAGGCACCACAGCGTTTCTGACTTCAGGGCTAATTATCAATAAACGCGATGACATGCTGTGGCGCGACTCATGAACGCTCAATTCAAGCAGAATATCATCATCAACCCTGTGAACATTCCGGTTCGCAATGGGTCTCGTATCATCTGCTGGAGCGCGGTTGTGGTGGTATCGAAAGTTGAGGATGCGTGCAGTTTCAAGGCTATTTTGTATGCCTAAACTGAAGCACATCGACTGGAGAACCTTGTCCAGCTGGGCTTGCATGGAAAAATACCACCACACCTGTCGTGGTTGTGTAGGTCTGTGCCTCAAAAGGGCACGCAATGTGTGGGGCTGGAGAGCGCGGTACCTGTCAAAGTGGTGCTCCGCAGAATAGCACCACGTCGGGGAGACCTTTGCTCTCCAGACAGACAAGCCAATGCGCATCCAAAGCAGTGCCACCATGTAGAACATGGGAGTGAACAACAATGCCCATGCTACGTCAAAACACATGCAATAAGCCAAGAGAAAGCAGAGCAACAGAACAAACGCGAGGGTACCGAATACCTCGGTGTTCGAGCCAGGGCGCACCACCGGCTGTATCTCTACAGAAGCATCTTCATGGCTGCGGCCCAAGGCAGAGGGTTCCACCTCAACCGGGCGCAATGGTTCCGGATCAACTTCGATCACGTGGTCGCCGGCTGAAGCGTCCACGTGTTCGGGTGGGCCGGGGACTAAGGCACCTGCAGGCGCCTGCCCTTGCCCGACAACTGGAATGGGAAGTGCAGTTAGTGGCTGTTCTACATGAGGCAGTCCAACAATGTCTCTGTCAACGTCCGCAATGACATCAGCCTGGGGAATGTGCAAATCACCCCGCTGCATATGAGCTAGCTGGGCGAGAGACAAATCCGCAGCAATGTGACCCTGCATCTGTACTGGTGATCGGCACACAGGGCACCTTGGTGGAGATATCATGATGGACCTGAGCCCACAACGGCGGTGGAAGCG